GCTACTGCACACCACCACCGCCGGAAAGGTGAAGGACGGGCCGTACAAGACGAAACTCGAACAGGTGGAAGCCTCGCTGCTTCAGGAACTCGACTACCCCCTGGGCGAGCCGCACCGCACACCCGAAGACTATTGGACGGCGATGCTCCTTCAGCTCGACAAGTGGGAGGTGACCGACGACCTGTCAAAGCTCGACGACCCCGAACTGTTCAAGAAGGTCAACCGCTCCATCGGCACGACCGTGCAGCCGACCTACTACCGCGAACGTCTCCACGAGGCCGCCACCGGCACCGAGGACACGAAGCAGGAGGTGCTGACGAAGGACTTTAATATGTGGATGGGCAGCAGCATGGTTAAGTGGATAACACCTGAAGAGATACGCGCCATCCAGGTGCCCATGAGGATTGACGACTGCACCGCCGACCAAGGCTGGGAGGTGATGGTAGGCTCGGACTTCTCGAAGGGCGACGACTTGAACGGCAACTCGTATCTGGCAAAGCGTTGGCGCGAGGACCTTCAGGAGTACGAATATTTTGCCGACCTCGATGCTTACATGAGCGAGGATGCCGTGAACGACAACCCGCTGCGCACGCTGCTGCTGGAGTGGGCCAAGGCAGGCTGGCTCCACATCGTGCCCGGCAAGACCTTTGACCCCGCCGTGGCCGTCAACCGCATCATCGAGCTCGACGAGAAGAACGTCAACTTCTTCGGCTTCGGCTACGACCCGTACAACGCGAAGAACGTCATCAACGCCCTGACGCAGTGGCTCGTGGACGTGGGACTCGACCCGAAGACTTTGATAAAGCCCGTGCGCCAGAACTTCGCCACCTACAGCCCCGCCGTCAAGGAGTTCGACTACATGATACACCGAGGCACACCCACCGCCGACGGCAAGGTAGAGCCCAACCCGATGATACACCTCTCGGCGAATCCCCTCTGGCCTTGGGAGTTCGGCAACTGCCAACTGGCCGAGAGCACCGACGGCATGGAGAACATGAAGCCCGTGAAGGCCACCGCCAGCGCATCGTGCAAGGTCGATAACGTGCAGATGCTGCTGTCAGCATTGATTCTGCACGATATGGCGGACGGGAGTATTGCACCACAATAATAAGTCGCCATTGTGACTGGCATTGTTGCCTGCTTGCCTTGGCGCACACCGCCCGACTGTTATGATTATCGACACGGCTCAATCTCGTGGGCGGCAGTTGGGCTTTTTTAAATTAAAAACAACGAATTATACGAATTATGATTAAATTAAAAGGAACTTATATCTCCTACAAGATGGTGGGAGAAGGCGAGGATTCTATGTTATACATTCTGATACACTTCAGATAGTATGTCGAGGAACGAGGAAAGCACGTTGGCATTGACACGGTATGTAGCGTGGATTTCTTTGTAAATAATCACAAAGAAGGGAAGTATGAAGAAATCATGAATCTCTATTCAGAGCGGTTCCAAAAGGCCGTGCTTGGCTATTTGTCAAAGCACGAACTACCATCCTATCTGCTGACGGACAATCTGGTCAAGCAAGCTGATGATTGCATCCGCAAGAGTGTGGAATACTTCGCAGAGAACGACAAACCGTATGTGATTAATTTGGAAGAATGAACTATGAACAACAGGAGAATGAAGAAGGGCATCAAGATGAGTTTCATCAGGACTGCCAGTGAGAATGGTGATAATAAGCATGAAGCACGCAGGCTGTTTAAGGGCGTGCGCCGGCTAAAGTGGAAACAGGATCGAGAACAACGAATTTAAACGAATTACACGAATTATGACAAATGAACAATTTAAACAAGCAAAAGAATTACTCGAACAAATCGACAAGTTTGATCGTATGAGAAAGGCTCTCGACGATGCAGCAGAGAAGGCCAGTGACTGTGATGGTATAAATCAGTTATCGAAGTTGCTTGAGGAGATTCTTTCAAGTGATGATGGAATGTCAGTGTTTGACTATATAATAAATGAGACTCGAAGAATATTGTTTAATGCGAAGGAATTTTGTGAACGTAAATTTGCAGAACTATGATAATTGTAAAGACAACAAATGGTGACCGCTTGCGGCCGTATTATTGCCCTGCCTGCTGCGGGTATCACATCAGCCATCTGGAACATAAAGCGGACTACGAAGGTAGGACGGACAGATTGATTAAGGAATATCAAAAGAAGAAAGAATGGTCTAAAAAGAAAAGGTAAGATGGAAGAATGGCAAGACCCTGACAGCGGGTATCTGAATTGCATCGGTGTTGGTGATACCTATGTCCGAAAGCAGATGGAGAGAATATTAGGCAGTGGTGATTTCAATGCGCCTATCATCACGCGGAAGTTTATGTGCGCAATGGGAGAGGAATAGATTATGGTAATAGGATCACATAACAGTTGGTCGTATCTGCGACCACGGAAATGGTGGATGCGGTTGATAGCATTCGCCGCGAGATGTCAGCTGACGGACATCATGAATCAATATCTGATGTATGATGTTCGTTGCTTCGATTTACGTGTACGATTCGATGAAGGAAAGGTCATCGTAGCGCATGGAATCGTGGAGTATCAGTATGGCATCATAGGACTTGAGCGCGACCTGAAATGGTTGAATGAAAAAGGAGACTGCTACGTGAGAGTGATTCACGAGGTGCGGACAGAGCGTCAGCGTGAGCGAAGTACGGTGATAGCCTTCCGGGATTTCTGCCATAAGCTGGAAGAGGATTACCCGCATATCCAGTTTTGGTGCGGCAGAAATCTATATGATTGGACTTACGATTACAAATTTCAGAATGACGAGCCGACGTGTGAGGAAACCTACGGCAGCGTTTCGGATGATAAGTGTCTATATGGTTGGTTGCCGTTGCTATTCGCATGGCTGAATAACGGCTATATCCTGCTGATGGGTAGCGACAAGGACATCCTTCTGATGGACTACGTGGACATTCAGGATTAAAAAAATAAAAGATTATAAAATTAAAAAGAGATGAACAGTTACGAAGAAGACAAAGCGGCATTCAAGATGCTGCGAATCCTGCTGGTGATGATTGCAATAGGATTGTTGCTGGGGATGTTTTGCGGGTGTAAAAGCACAGAGTATATACCAGTAGTGCAGACGAATACGGAACATCACTGGCACACAGATAGCGTGCATACAGCTGATAGTGTCATTCGTGAGACACAGACTACCATTGTTCAACTTGATTCGGCAGAAATGGCACGATATGGCATTACACTAAAGCAGGCAGAGCGTGCATGGCTTATAAAAACAAAAGAACTTGAACGACAAATTCAACAGCTTATACAAATGTCTCAAATGAGAGATACTGTAAGGGATTCTATACCAGTTCCATATCCTGTAGAGGTAGAGAAGAAACAGGAGCAGGGATTTCTTGCCAGAATCTGGAAGGAAATCGGCGACGTGCTGCTGATCCTGCTGCTGGGATATTCAATCTATTGCGGAGTGAAAATCGTCTTACATATCAAAAAACTGAAATAACCTGCCGTGAGGCAGTGCGCAAACCTGTGAAGGCGAGCACATGTTATATCATAAAATTTTTGTTTTGACACCCCCGAAGGTCTTTGTTTAGTTATTCCTTCGGGGTTTTAGCCACAGAAAGATACAGAAAAACACAAAGTAAACCCCAAGCACATAATTCCCAGATAAGTAAAGACAAGAGGAATTATGGCAGAAATCCGACAAATAAACATTAAGCCTGGTGAGACGATTCAGATCACCTGCGAAGACGTACAACCGACCCCGCAGCCGGAACCTACACCAGACGGCGATAAGGGCAAGCACCTATACAGCATGGGAGCCGTCAGCGACGCGCATTTCGACGTTGACGACGAACATAACAGCGAATACGAACAGGACTTGAAGAACGCACTCCGCTATTACGAGCGCGAGAGCGTGGATGCGGTGAATAGTGCCGGTGACCTATGTCAGTATAACGACGGTGACCTCGATGCTTTCCGCAAGGCTTACGGCGCAAGTACCCGTCTGCCGTTCTTCACGGCGATGGGAAATCACGACTACCTCCGCATCTACCACAAACGCAAAGACAAGACGCAGGCCGACTGCGAGAAGCTATGGCGGCAAATAGTAGAGCTTCAGGGTGGCGACGTGCATTATTTCGGCAGCACCTTCAAGGACAACCAGAATTTTTGGTATGAGAAGAACGGCGACATCTGGCTTTTCCTTTCCATCGATTACGGCAAGTCTACTGGCTCACCCTGGGATGATGTGGCGAGAGGTTTCAACCTTCTCGACTATACTGACAAATACGTCAGTCAGATGATGCAATATGTGGCCGATACCAAATACGACGGGAGCCGTGAGAAGAACTTCGACTATCAGTTTTACAACCCTGCCGCATTGATATGGGCGAAGCGTCTCATCGATGTAAACCCGAAGAAACGCATCTTCCTGAACGCTCACCATTTCATTCCGAACGGTGCGGGCGACACCTTCGGCTATTATAGCCGTCTGCGTATTTGGCCATACCCTACGAGTGATGCCATTCGAAACAAGTACTATAGCGGCAGCAATACCCTCTGTGGCTTAACATTTTGGTTCTTTGATAAATTGCTCCAGCAGCATCAGAACATTATCATGTCTGATGGGCACTCGCACTATGAGACCACCGCTCAGGAGGATGTCATCACGCGACACTACGATGTGAAGCAGCCGACAGGTAAGGAGGTGACACCGCTGGTTGATGATTTGAACACGCTGATCGGTACGCAGTACGACTATCAGCTCTACACACCAGTCGGGCACTCAACGGGCGACACCGCACCGACGATTCACCTGCCGAGTCTGTCTAAGCCGACGACCCGCGACGGCAAATCTCTCTACGGAGCCAGCGAGGGTTGCATCATAGAAGTCTACGAGAAGGCCGTTACCGTGAAATGGATTCGTTTCAAGTCTGAAGGCTCCAGCAGTTATGAGAACAAGGTGGTGAAGACGGTTGACTTTAATCTTCCCAACGACCAGTCGGCAGTGGTGATTCCTGAAGAGCCTGAGACTGACGACCACATCACGCTGATTATCAAAAACACAACGGAGGAAACGGTTTGCTTCAGCGGGAAACTGAATCTCTACATCAGCCAGTCGCTTGATTGCGTCTATCAAGACACCATGCCAGCGTGCATGGCGGCACCAGACAGCACAGATGGAGGCAACCCACACTGGTGGAAAAACCCATTCACCTTGAAGCCCGGCGAGGAAAAGGTTGTGACGCTGCCGGAAATCTATAAAGATTACGTTGGCAACGGTAAGGAGGTGAAGGCCGTAGATGTTCATCTGAGTGATTACGTTGGATGCTATTTCGTGCCGAAAGATAAGGTGACAGACAAGGGTGTCGTTCAAATACCAGCGGTGAAATTAGGCTGCGCAGTGTACGACGCGAAGAAAAAAGAGACGAGCAACTCGGCCTTCATCGCTTACGTGGCTCCCATCGGCGAAAAGATTGAAATGGGTAAGACATACCGACTCGACATCACCTCCGTCAGCACGAACTATAAGCTGATGGCAGGCGACAAGGATAACAGATATATACACGTATAGTTATGGAAATTACATTAGAGACAATCATCAGCGGACTGGCGTGGCTCTTCGGAGGCTCAGGCCTGGGCTGGTTCATTACCTGGCGATGGCAGAAGGCCAAGGCCAAGGCAGAGGCGAAGCAGGCTGAGTCAGAAGCCAAGCAGAAAGAGGCCGAAGCCAAAGCTGCCGAGATAGAGATGGCACAGAAGATTCAGGACACCTACCAGGAAATGCTCGATGACAAGAACAAGGAGGTGGCCGACAACCACCGGCTCATCGAGGAGCTGCGTGAAGACCGTGACCACTACAAACAGGGCTACAAGGAGATGCGTGACGAGATGGAGAAACTGGGCAAGGACTTCTACGAGTTCAAGCAGAACACCATCAAGGAGCGTGAGAAGATGAAGAGCGACATCGCACGCAACACCCGCATCGCTGAGTCATCTCGCCCTTTTATGTGCGGCCTTGCGCCAGACTGTGCGAAATGCGTCCCTGTGATCATCTCCGACGAAGGAACAGTTAAGCCGAAAGGTCGTCGCGGTCAGAAGCAACAGGACATCGAACCCTCAAATGAAGTGGTATGAGAGCGAGTGCAACACTGATTGACCATATCAAGAAATTCGAGGCTTGCGTGCTGACGGCCTATCAGGATGCGGCGAAAGTGTGGACTATCGGCTACGGACACACGGCGGGCGTGAAGAAAGGCGACAAGATCACGGCATATCAGGCCGAGCAATTCCTCCGCGAGGATTTAGCGAAGTTCGAGCCTGTTGCCAACAAGTGCAAGCGAATCGCAACGCAAGGTCAGTATGATGCTATCCTCGACTTTATCTACAACTGCGGCCCAGGAAACTTTGAGAAATCGACCCTGAAGAAATATATCGAGAGCGGCAGGAAGACTTATGAGATTCAGAAGGAATTTTTGAAATGGACGAAAGCCAATGGTGTCGAGTTAGGCGGGCTTGTGACCCGTCGCATCTGGGAGGCCGCGCGATTCAACGAATGATTGTTTTTTTCATATATTTATTTATAGTTAGTTTTTCATGGTATTTTAAAATTGTATTTAGTTAACGACGGGGCACGGCGGTGCCCCATTTTTTTGCCATTTTGCTAACTCTAAGATTACAAAATATAACACGTTACACAAAAAGTCCTACGAGGCAGCGATGGCCATCCATGCCATTGCCGACATCGTGGCCGAAGAGACGCTGGAAGGCTCGCGCGTCAGTCTGGAGAATGAGGACGGCACGAAGCTCGTCTCTATCTATCCCAAGGTCAGCGGCTCCATCAGCGATGCCGACGTGCAAGCCGAACCCGAAAAGTACAACGGTGCACAGGTGGCCACTGAAGACATGCTCACGCCCGACCTGCTGACGTGGACGTTGGGTTCCACCATCGGCATCAAGTACAGCAAGCAGTTTGCGCTGAACAAGCAGGCGCAGAAGGTGAAGTATGTAGCTACCGACACCACAGCCGAACCCGCTGGCGAAGGTGGTGGTGACGACAACCAGGGCGGTCAGCAGCAGGGCGGTGGCGGATTAGAGCCATAATGAATTAATAATGTTGATAATGTGGTATTAGATTTTTCCGACCGGCTTCCGCAGTGATTGCGAGAGTCGGTCTTTTTTTTGTGCCTACCATTTTCGTGACGTCACGAAAATGGTAAACCTAAAACACGATTG